ACAAGTGGAACAGATGGTTCATCAGGAACTAGTGGTAGTTCAGGTATCTCAGGTTCATCAGGAACAAGTGGTTCATCAGGTTCGAGCGGAACATCAGGTACTAGTGGAACTGCGGGTGCGGCAGGTTCAAGCGGAACATCAGGTGTTAGTGGAGCTAGTGGAACATCAGGTAGTAGTGGCACTTCGGGAGCCGATGGCACCTCAGGAACTTCAGGAACATCATCAGCATCCGCCCTGCAGAGTACAACAGACTCTTCGGTAGTAAGTGGAACTACAGATGAAACTATATGCGTTGATGTTTCAATTCCCGCAGATACTTATTCTGTTGGTGACATAGTTGAATTGTTATTTAGATTTAAAAAGACAACAAATAATTCTTTTTCTTCCATAAGAGTTTATGTAAATACTTCGGTTTCATTAACTGGTGCTACCCAAATTGCTACAGCTATTGCTTTTCAGTTTGATTATTACTCACAAGTAAGAAGGTATTTAATAATCAAGGCATCGGACGACACAGAGTTAATAAATGACAGTTATGATGAGAATGATGATATAGTACAATGGCAAGATACACCAAGCAATCTAGATATAGATTGGTCAGTTCAGCAATATCTTTTGATTACTATACAAAACAATGCCTCTTCTGAGAGTGCGAGGATTTCATTTTACCGACTCTTATCAACATAAAAATAAATAAAATGATATGTATTTATTAGCAGAAATAAAAATTTGGCCATCTAACAAAATCCCTGCAGGTTTTCATAAATGTGACGGTACAACCCTTCCCGTTACAGGAAATGAGATGTTGTATGATATTATTGGAAATAAGTTTGGTGGGGTACCAGGTCAGAGTTTCCAACTCCCGAATATTGATTCCACAACCGATTATGATTACATCATTTGCATCTCAGGAAAGCATAGAGTATAGATTTGTGAAAAGTGGGTTATATATTATAATAAGATTTTTGTTCTATCAAATTAGATTTAGTTAAAATGTTTATTTCTTTTTTAATTTTACTTCTGAAATCATTAAATTTATATACAGACCTGGCAATTTGAATAAATTCATCATCAAATTCTGATAAAGACTCTTTTTCTCTTATTCTTTCTTCTATATCCCATAGTTTTTTGTTGATATTAATCAACTGATTAAATAGAATCTCAAATTCAATAGGAGAGCACTCTTTTTTTATTATAGGTAAAGCATCTTTTAGAATGTCATACTCTTTTTGTATATTTTTTAATTTATCTTCATCTTTAATGTTTTCTTTTTTAATTTCCAAGATTGTTAATTTATCTACAATCTCACCAATTGATACTTCTATTTTCATGGTAATAAATGTTGTATTTTTTCTATAACCATTTGTGAGGTTATTGATTTATGACACTCAAAATGTCTTTCAGTTCCTTTATGTTCGGGACACCAATTCCAATCCCCTTTATCAAATTTAAACATTGGGTTATTCCAACATCCATGACAAACAAACGTGTTTGTTATTCTTGTACAATTTGAAACAAATTCATGGTCTTCTTCCGTGAAATTAGAAATCATTACCACATGTTTACCTAACCCCCAAGTTAACCAAGATAATCCACTTGATAGACCAATAAAGAATTCACTATGATAAATTGTGTTCATAGTATTTTCAATTGACGTGTCTTTTAATTGGGTAACCCCATCAATACGTTCACCATTTTTGGATACATTAACAACTCTATAACCTTTTGATTTTAAATAGTTGACTAATTCTGACCAACCGTTTGGATTGTTCCATAGTTTTAATCCTGCGGTAGACTCATTAGCGATTGTTATATATTTTTCCTCAAACAATCTTTGTTTAGGTTCAAAATAAATTCTTGGTTGTATCTCTTTAAATTCTAAACCTAATATATTGGTTATTGCTTTTTGTAATGGTATTGTACTTGGTAATACAGGTTCTTTGTTATTATCATAAAACCACCCTACTCTATACATAGCTATTAAATCATTTACAACATTACCTGGCTCAATAAATTCAAGTTCAGGGTATACCTTTTCAAATAATTTATTCCAAAATGTGGAAACAATAACATGACAATTATGTTTGTTTTTAAATTCTAAAACATATGGTATCCAAGAAATACTATCACCTAATGATTTGGAATCAAATGATACAAAAACTCTTTTACCCGTAAAATTTAATTTATAGTTGTAAATCAATTCATCTTCGTCATAAACTTTAATTGTCCAATCTGTAAAATATTCTCGGTTTAGTTTTGACCACATGTTAGCTTTAAGCTTCGTGGTATATACCAACACATCCCCATCATAAAACTCAACACCATACTCTTTGTCTGAATCACCCAAAATTTCAAAAAACGGATTATTAACAAAATGGATATTATATGATAAATTACGTTCTTTTTTAATATCAACTTTTCTGGTATTTTCTATATTATCAATTAATAAATTTTTGGTTTCTTCAGAATTATATTCTTTTTTTATAATACCAACCAATTTATACATTTTTAATAACCTGTTGGTTATAACACCCCAATCAAATTTTTCTCTACTTTTATTTGTTTGGTCGACATAAAAATTATAATTGTTAATTATTTCTTGAATTGAGTTCGCAACCGAATCACTATTTCTTTCGGTAACAATCATTCCGTGTATTTTTTGTGTTCCGTCATAAGTCCCAACAATTGGTAAATTACATGAAATCGCTTCAAGTAATGTTAAGTTTGGGTGACCCGCCTCTAATGAAGATGGGTGTAGGAATATTGAATGGGTTTTATATAATTCTAAAATACTTTCTTCATTTGGGTTATCAAATAATAATGTTAGTTTATCATAATCCAATAAATCTAAATGGTGTTGAAAAAAGTTTTTGTTATTTTCTGGTCCTGATACTGTTATAGGTAAATTTAATTTTTTGGCGGCTTCAATTGCGTATCTAAACCCTTTCCTATCATAAGACGAATCACCACCAATTCCGTTATTTGCTAAACATAATAATTTGTGCTCTGTTCTATATTGATTATCTACTTTAAAGAAGTTTGTATTTACTCCATGAGATAAATAAAATAACTTGTCTGTTTCTTCAAAATAATCCACCAAATATTCGGCATGACAAAAAGATACAATTGATTTTTTAATTGCTTCTAAATTTTGTTTGTAATTAAATGAATCTTTGCCGTTATATACAACATGGTGGTCGTGTAATGAGAATATATAAGGTATTCCCATTTTATGAGCTTCAATAGCTAAATTGGCAATATGAATGTGAACAATATCACCTTCTTGATAATTAACTTCATTTAAATATTTTATATGGGATTCAACCCCCATTGATTGTAAATTTTGGTGATATTCCCAAATTATCTTCTCAACCGCACCCCAACCATTAGGTGGGATTGGTATCATTCCTGGTGTTACATGGATTACTCTCATTAATTATTCCATTTTTTTATAAATTTATAATAATCTTCTTCCATTTTTTTGTTCCTATCTTCATCAACATTTGATTTAAAAAAGTTAATATTACCTATGTGTAAAGTCAATGAATCTCTCACCACAGCATGTTTAATTCCTTTTGATTCTATTGTTTTAGCATAATCATTGTCTTGGTAATAAAAATCAAAATTTTCATCCCATGGATAAATCTCATCCCAAACTCTTTTTCTCATAACTAACGACCAACCCATTACCGATTCAGTAACTCTATAACTTTCAAAATAATCATCTCCACTGTCAAAATGGTCACCATATATTGTTGAGTAGAATAAAACTTCTTTTGGTGAAAAAGATTCAATGTCAGGTCTTTTATTATAGATTTCCAGTATTTTTGAAAACCACTCTCTTTGATATATTACATCATTATTTGTTATTAAAACCCAATCTGAAGTTAAATATTCATTTGCAATATTTAAATATTTGTTATAATTAAACTCTTCTTCGGGTCTTATATAAACATCAACATTTTCATATGTAAAATTAGTTTCTTTATTACTTTCTAAAAGTATTATATTAAATTTTACATTTTTTTCAGAGATACGTACTGATTTAATAACCCTATTGGTTACTTCATACATACTATTATCGTATGTATTGGTTAAACAAATAACATCGATTGACATCATTATTTTTTAATTCCCCAAAAATATAAATCACATGATGTTGGTTCATATTCAAAATTATATGAACTAAAAATATCATCTATATTTATTACAGCTCTAATATCATCTTCGGTTAAATTTTTGTAATAGTTTGCCCATTTTTCATCAATATTAGATAAAAACGGAGCATCACTTGGTGTTGACCTTAATGTACCATGTTCGGGTCTACCTGTTGATGCACAAGTAAAAATCATCAAACCGTTAGATTTTAACAATCTAATCATGTTTTGTATTGTTCTAACGTAATACATGTCATGTTCAAAACATTCTGACGACATTACAACATCGAACAAAAACCCTGAATCATACAAATGACCAGGACAAACCACATTTACATTATTACCTTCAGAAAGGTCAACACCAACGTAGTAAAACGGGTGTTTAAAAAAATGTTTAGTGTTACCATTAATGTCTAATGAACCTATATCTAATACTTTAACATCTCTAAAGTATTTTGGGAAAGTTTCTTTAACCCTCGAAAAAAAATTTTGTTGTTGTCCGTGTGACATATTAATTAAAATCTATTATTCCTTTATCTATTAAGACTTCTAATAAGTCTTTGTTTAAAATATACGTTTTATTTTCTTGGAGTATATCATTATCATAGACTTCTATTGATAATGTATCACCAATTAAATCAAATACGTTGTAAAACCAACTATGTTGGTTTATTACAACATCATTTATTACTTCGTTATTTAATTTTATAATAATTCTGTTTGAGTTATCGGTTACCCTGTTACCGTAACAAAATAAAGTTGGTTTGTCGGGATTCTTACTGTTATAAACTAAATCTATTAATAGATTCTCAACCCTAAAAATATTAATTAAACTATTATTAAAATATTCATATGAATGTTGATTAATTATTAAAAAATCATTCTCATATTTAGATAAGCTATTATAAAACCCCAATTCCAAACTAACAGGATATGATGGGTTTGAAAAATACTCATCCTCGGTTATTGGTAGTTTAAAAACCTCATTAAAATATTTTGGTGAGACACCAAAAAGTTGTGTTTCATATACGTAAGAACCATTATCTTTATACGTTTCAGGTTTAAAGAAAACACATTTTTTATTTCCCTCATTCATTAATTCAACTAACTCATTAAGTTTCATAACATCGGTTTCTGAAAACCAATTATCATTTTCAATAAAATAAACAAAATCATAGTTTTTTATTTCTGAAAATTTAAAAGCGTTATTCATACTTTGACTAATAGGTAGAGCGTGTCTTGAGTTATTAAATCTAACTAAAAAATTCTCAGTTCTAAACCAAAAATAAGTCGTTTTATCTAAAGGTGTTAGTGTTTGATTTTTATCGTAAATGTAATAATCTACCATTTCTTGTATGTCTGTCAAAACAGGATAATGTGTCACCAACATAAAATCAAAACCCAAAGATTTTAAAGGACTTAACGATATAAGTTGATTCAATAAAACTTCGTGTTTTTTAGGTGTATTAGGATACGCACCAATTATTATTAACTTTTTCATTATTTTCTAAATGTTTTAAATTCTTTATCAATCAAAGATACACCATCAACCTGTGTTGTTATTCTATTTTTAATAATACCCATATTTAAACCATACTCCGCAAATATGGTATTGAAATATATGTCCGCGGCGTCCCATTTATGTTTTCTTAATTGGTCATGTAAAAACTTTTTCATTTTTTTGGGAAACATAATACATTGTAACCCTATAATTTTGTCTGTTATAAACAACAAGTCTTGATTGGGTATTTCTCGGATTACGTTTGATTGGCGCCAACCAAAGTCTAATGTTTTTGTATCCCCAAATGAATAATAATGAATATCATTTTCATTAATTAAATCACAAGATTGTTTAACTTTATTAATAAACTCCTCAATTGGAACTTCAATTAAACAGTCTCCTTCACAAACAATTAAAAAATCTAAATCATCATCAAATTCTGATAGTATTCCATTTTTAAATGATTCAAAACAACCGTAATGTGCAGGTGTTAAAGCGGTACCTAAAAGTTTTGTTGTATCCTCATTAAATAATTCCATTGAGACACATTGAGGTCTCATACAATTATGTGATGGTGGTAAAGATTTATATATTTCGTTTGTGTGTAAAACATATTCAATACCATGAGGAATTATCTGTTGTAGTGAGTTTCTTGATAATTGTTCCCTTTCATCATTATTTGTTGTCTGTAAATGAACCAATTTAATTTTTGGTAATTTTTTATGTTTAAACCACCCATTGTTTTTATATGAATTAATGGTTTCATTATTTAAGATATATTTTTCATTTTTATAGATAATATTATCCTCATAAAAAGTTAATCTTAATTCTATTTCAGAACCATTGTATTCTAATTCCTTTAAAAACTCTCTTTGTTCCAATATGTTAAATTTTTTAGAAAAGGTTATATCACCATTTTCAATCACCTCAAAACTAACACTTCTATTATCTAAATTATATGTATAAAAATAAAACATCCATTTATTTTCAGTGTGTTTTACTGGTAATATTGAATAGTATTCAGAATTTGATGAAACACCTTTACCTGAATTTATTAGGAAAGTATTATGTTGGTTAGTTATTATTTTAATATTATTTTCTTTTGAGAAGACATTCCAAAAAAAGTCTTCTAAGAAATTATGACAATTCATTTTAATACACTCCTGTTTATATTCTTCAGGTGTTCTAATATTTTGTAATTTTTCTAAAAAATAATTAGTTTTAAATGTCATAGCGGTTGTCTCAATACCACGACCTAAATCAGTAGGTAAAGTACATAAATAAGCATCATACACTTCAACCTCGTTAAATGAATTATTAACATATTCAATGTCGTCAGGATTTAAAATTACATCATATGTTATGTAAAAAACCTTATCAAAATTTAAATCTTTTGCTGATTTAAAACCATTAATTAAGTTAGTTAAAACAGGTAAAGACTGATTAGTATTCTTTAACCCATTTATGTTTATCTCAACATCAAAGTTGTGTTTATAGTTGTAAAATTTTGTATAATATGAGTGTTCGGTATTCGGATTATACTTATCATAAATGTAGTAATCCACTTTTTCCTGTATCTCAAAAGAAACAGGATAGTGTGAAACCAACATTATTTTTCTACCCAATTTTTTAACCGATTCAATACATTCTAAAGTTAATTTTTCTCTTGATTTAGTATTAGGGTATGTACCAATCATTACTAATTCATTAGTATAAAATTCTTTATTTGGTTTAAGAATTTCTAATAATTTTTCAGCATCTTTTTTTGCGTCACCCGTTAAAAAAGTTATGTTATCATAATCATCGTATTTACCACAGTACACATCTAAATTGTGCATCATCATAGGTATTTTATATTCTAAAGCTTCTTTTAAAGCGATTGGATTTAATTCTTTGTTGTATCTATCGCCTTGTGATGCAAAGAAGAACAAATCAGACGCTTCTATGAAACTTTGAACGTCTTTTCTTTCACCCCAAATGACACAATTATCAGGTTTATTATTTATTAAAGGTTCCCAATATTCTCTAAAATTATCAGCTTGATTACCTAAAAAATGAAATTTAATTTTATAATCTTTAAGTAATTTTGCAATTTCAAATATATAACCTTGATTTTTTCTTCGTGTAAATAAACCAACATTTAAAACATGTTTATATGACGGGTCAAAATTTAAAATGTGTTGATTTTCTTTTTTATTTTTAATTTTATAGTCTACAGGATATTCAACAATTTCATAAGGGATATCATATATTGAATATCTAAACGCATTAAAAGCACTAACAAAAACAAATTTATCAGGAAACCATCTTTTTTCATTTACAGGAAAACTTGAGTCATGTGTTGTCTCTAAAATTGTGTAGTTTCTTTTTTCATTATAGATTTGTTTGGTTATTTCATCAGACATAAAAAACTCAGGAAACTCCTCCATAGAAACAACTTCAGGTTTAAACGCCTCAATAATTTTTAATATGTCACTTTTGTCATCACCCAATGATATAAAATTTTCATTAAGTAGTTCTTGTATTTGGCTTCTTTGAATGACATAAGTCCAAGCGACAAAACTATGTTCAACACACATTATGTCATATATGTCCATTAATAATTTTATTTTATTTAATGTTACTTGTGGTCCCCCACCAGTACTTAAATGAGGTGTTATTATTAATAATTTTTTTTTATTCATATTATTTCCATTATTTTTTCAATTACTTTATCTACAGTTGGGTGACACTCGAAAGTAGGTTTATTCTCTAAACATTTAATTAATAGTGGAACTCCCTGTATGTCACCCCATTCTTTCACACCATATTTCATATCTGATGCACACATTAAAGGACAAGTCCCACCAACATAATGGTATTTATATTGCTGACCACCATTTCTATATGGTGCTCTAAATTCAGGATTAATTGAACTACCTAATTGAATGATTTCACAATCAGTAGTTCCTGCCAAATGTAATAAACCTGAATCCATTGTAATAAAACAGATTGATTTATTAATTAAATGCCAACTTTGACTTATAGTTGTTTTGTTCATTAAATTTAAACCTTTCTTAATTTTAAAATTAAAAATCGGTTTACTAACATTGAAAAATCCTGTTTCACTAGAATCTTTACCTATAGACACTACACTAATACCTTTGTCATTTAATTTTTCAGTTAGTGTCATCCAATTCACTGCGTCCCAAGTTCTACTTGGCCAATTTTGAACAGGGTGAATTAAAACATATTTTTCAGGTAAACCATCAATGGGTTCAAATTCGTCAGGAATATAGTCTAGTTCCATCTCATCTTTAGTCAGCATAAATCCTAACTTAATTGCGTGATATTGTCTAATATCTATGGTATTGTGTTTAAACTCAATACCACGATTATTTTTTTGACCATTTTCGTAAAATGAATTATGGGTTATAAAATGTTCGTTTATATAATCCATATTAATAGAGTTGGACTCATAAACTTTTTCAACATACGGATTATGTTTAAATAAGTCAGGATGTTTGGTTACAACAACTACTTTTGAATTGTATGAATGATATATTTTTCGTAGTACTGGTGTTGAACAAAGAGTATCTCCAATAGCATTTGCTTCACTTAAATTTAAACATATCTTTTTCATATGGGAAATATAAACAAAAAAGAGTAAAATTACATATCAAGTTTAATCAATAATCTATTTATGGTAAACCACATCGTGTTATATTTATAAGAATGTATACCATTGAGATTACATCATTTACTGGTACAACTCCGTTTAGTGTTACTATATGTGATATGACACTAACATATTGTTATGTTGTTGCAACAGGTGTATCGTCTGTTCCTGTCACTGTAAATGTACCAATGCCGTTAACAGGGGCACCACAATTAATTGTTAAATTGGTAGACGCTAATAATTGTGAATATTTTCAATTATACAAATGTATTACTCCAACACCAACTCCAACATTAACACCGACACCAACACCTAGCATGGTGATAGAATGTAATTGTATTACTTTTGATAATTCATCGGGTCTTACAGACTATAATATAAGTTTAACTCAATGTGATGGTACTATTCTGTATACAACAATTAACGCTGGTGTTATATCATATTATTGCGGTAAATTACCAAGTGCTGACCCTGAGGTAGTTATTTCAATAGGATTGCCTTGTGTATCTAATAGTTGTCCCGCACCTGAATTAACTCCGACACCAACACCTACACCATCAAATACGCCTGGAATACCATTCTTATTACAGGAAAATGGTTTTTATATTTTACAAGAGGATGGATTTAAGATAAAAATAACATAAACTAATATTTACTAATAACAACTAATAACTACTAATATGTCAGATTTACCAATATCATCGTTACCTTCCGCATCCACAGGGTATTCAGATTCCTTAATGGTTATCGTTAATTACAATCCAATTGCCACTGGTAGAACAGAGTCCATACCTTTTTCAGCAATAACTGCATCTACAATAGGTACATCGGGTACAAGCGGTGTTGATGGAACTTCAGGAACCGATGGTAGTAGTGGGACAAGCGGTTCATCAGGTACTGCAGGAACAAGTGGAACATCACCATCAAGTCCATATCCGTATGTTTATGGTCTGTTTACTCAAACAGGTGACACGTCAATATTAAGTGGTACGACAGAACAATCTATTGTTGATGGTGGTTTAGGTGTATTAACCGTAGGTGCTAACCAATTTCAGATAGGTGATACTTTTCACGCCGAAATCAAAGGTCATTTATCAAATAATAATGATTTTTTACAATTTAGAGTTAAATCTGATAGTGTTGTTTTAGCGGACAGTACATCAATTCAGTATAACACTAGTGGTGACGAAACACTTATGACATTAGATATATACTTTATAATACGACAAACAGGTACAACAGGAAATGCTGAAATATTAACAAAAGGATTTTTAAGTACTATTAAAAATTCTAATTTTAGTGTTAATGGGTACTCATTTGAAAGTACTAATAACACTACTTTTGATACCACCATTGAAAATACTTTAGATGTTACCATTCAGTTTGATGCAGAAGACCCGCAAACTTATATTTATACCGACTTTTTTATTTTAAACAAACTTTATTAAGTCTATTTTTATTTTATATTTCAATAAAAAGAAATATGAAAATATTCGTCCAAATCGCGGCATATAGAGACCCACAACTTATCCCAACTTTAGAATCAATGTTAAAATACGCTAAGTTTCCAAAAAACTTACGTATAGGTATTTGTCGTCAGTATCATCCTGAAGATGGATTTGACAATTTAGATAAATACAGAAAAGATAAAAGGTTTAGAATCTTAGATGTTTTATATTCAGAATCAAAAGGTGTTTGTTGGGCAAGAAATCAAGTACAACAACTTTACGATGGTGAAGAATATACTTTACAGATAGATTCTCACATGAGATTTGAAAAAGAGTGGGATGTAGAATTAATCAAAATGATTAAACAACTCCAAGATAAAGGATTTGAAAAACCTTTACTAACAGGTTATGTATCATCTTTTGACCCCGACAATGACCCTGCAGGTAGAGTTAAAGAGCCTTGGAGAATGTCTTTTGATAGATTTATCCCTGAAGGTGCGGTATTCTTTTTACCCGAAACAATACCTGGTTGGCAAGAATTAACCGAACCCGTACCATCTAGATTTTATTCAGCACACTTTTGTTTTACTTTGGGGCAATTCAGTACTGAAGTACAGCATAACCCTGAATACTATTTCCACGGTGAAGAAATTTCAATTGCAGTTAGAGCCTATACTTGGGGTTATGATTTGTTTCACCCGCACAAAACTTTGATTTGGCACGAATACACTCGTAAGGGTAGAACCAAACAGTGGGATGATGATAGACAATGGGTTGATAAAAATAATCATTCACACTTAACAAATAGAAAACTATTTGGTATGGATGGTGAAACCCAGGAAGGACATGACGGACCTTATGGTTTTGGCCCTGTTAGAAGTTTAAAAGATTATGAAATTTATGCGGGATTAAAATTCTCAAGAAGAGCGGTACAACAATATACCTTAGATAAAAACTACCCTCCAAATCCAACAATTTATAACACTGATGAAGAATGGGAAGCAAGTTTTGCGTCCATATTTAAACACTGTATTGATATTTCATTTTCACAAGTTCCCGAAGATGATTATGATTTTTGGGTTGTTGCATTTCATGATGAAAAAGATGAAACTATCTTTAGAAAAGATGCTGATTTAAATGAAATAAAGAGAATGAAAACAGACCCTGACGGATATTGTAAAATTTGGAGAGACTTCCAAACGATACATAAACCAAAGTATTGGGTTGTGTGGCCACATAGTATGTCAAAGGGGTGGTGTGATAGAATAACTGGTAATTTATAACATATTAAAATGTATAATGTTATCATATCACTAACAACTATTCCAAACAGGTTAATATCCCCGCATCAAAATGGAGGTGTAAGACCTGTTATAGACCTATTAGTTAATCAGGATTACCCTTACTATGAAATACATTTTAATATACCTTATGTCAATAAAAAAACTAATGAAGAGTATAAATTGCCTAATTGGTTATTGGACTATGGTGATAATAAATTAAAAATTTTTAGAACTGATGATTATGGTTCCATGACTAAACTTTTACCAACTATTGAGCGTGTAAATGACCCTGAAACAATAATAATTACCGTTGATGATGACTTAAATTATGAGAATGGGTTTATTGAATACCATTTAATGAAACGTGAGGTTTACCCCAATTCAGCACTAGGATTTGCAGGTATTGGTAGTATAAATGGGTCTTGTCATTTTTGCACAACTTTAAAAGAAGATACGAGAGTAAAAATTATTGAGGGATACAAAACGGTTTCATATAAAAGAAAGTTCTTTGGTGATGACTTTAAAGAATTTGTTTTAGGTAATTGGAATGATGATATGATAATATCAGCATACCTTGGTAAAAATAATATTCATAAAATTGTTATGAACTATAATCGAGATACTGATTTTAGACCACGAGTTGAGTCTTTTCCTGTAATAGGACATTTACCAAATGAAAGTGGTGGTTGTAATATTTTTAGAACGGAGCAAGTACCCGACAACCACCAACACTACTATAAATTAGGTTATTTAGAAAAATAAATGAGTATTACATTAGTTACTGGTTTATGGAATATAGGTAGGGGCGAACTATCTGAAGGTTGGTCACGTTCTTATCAACATTATTTGGATAAATTCAATCAACTTTTAGATACACCAAATAATATGATAATATTTGGTGATAAAGAACTACAAGAATTTGTTACAAAAAAAAGAAAATCAGAGAATACTCAGTTTGTAGTTAGAGATTTAAGTTGGTTTAAAAATAATGAGTTTTATAATAAAATTCAAAAAATAAGAACTAACGAAAATTGGTATACTCAAACAGGGTGGTTGGTTGATTCAACCCAATCTAAATTAGAAATGTATAATCCTTTGGTAATGTCCAAAGTATTTTTATTACATGATGCAAAGATTTTAGATAAATTTAATTCAGAATATCTTTTTTGGATTGATGCTGGTTTAACAAATACTGTTCACCCTGGTTATTTTACGCATGATAAAGTTTTTGAAAAATTACCAAAATATATTAATAAATTTTCATTTGTGTGTTTTCCATATGAGGCGAATACTGAAATACACGGGTTCAATTATAATAGGTTAAATGAGTTATCGGGTAATAAAGTAAATAAAGTTGCTAGAGGTGGATTTTTTGGTGGACCTAAAAACACAATATCAGATATTAATTCAATTTATTATGGTTTATTGTCAACAACCCTTGATGAAGGTTATATGGGAACTGAAGAATCAATCTTTAGTATTATGTGTTATAAACATTCTGATATTATAAATTACTTTGATATTAACGGTGATGGTATGGTTTGGAAATTTTTTGAGGATTTAAAAAATGATTCATTGGTTATTAAATCTGAAAAACCCAAAGAAATTGTTAATAACAATTTGGACACCAACAAAGTTGGTTTATATGTAATTACATTTAATAGTCCAAGTCAATTTGAAACTTTAATAAAATCCATGTTAGATTATGATTCAGATTTTATTGCCAAAACAAAAAAATTCTTATTGGATAATTCTACGGATTTATCAACAACACCAAGATATATTGAGTTGTGTGAAGAATATGGATTTGAACATATTAAGAAAGATAATATTGGAATTGTTGGTGGTAGAGTATTTGTTGCGGAACATTTTAACGAAACTGATTTAGATTTCTATTATTGGTTTGAGGATGACATGACTTTTTATGATAAAAAAAATGAGATATGTAAAAATGGGTTTAATAGATATGTTTCAAATTTATATTTAAAATCTTTGGAAATAATTAAAAAAGAAAATTTTGATTTTCTTAAATTAAATTATACAGAATTTTATGGTGATAATGGTGTCCAGTGGTCTTGGTATAATCTGCCACAGGATAAACGAAAAGAATTATTTCCTGAAAAACAAAACTTACCCATACAAGGTTTAGACCCTAATGCACCTAGAACTAAATTTAATTCAATAAAAACACATAAAGGGTTATCATATATTGATGGTGAAATATATCTATGTAACTGGCCAATTATTCTAACAAAAAAAGGTAATTATAAATGTTATTTAGAAACAAAGTGGGCTCATCCTTTTGAACAAACCCTCATGTCTTATTGTTATCAAGAAACTGTTAAAGGTAATGTAAAACCAGGTTTATTATTACTCACACCAACTGAACATAATCGTTTTGAATTTTATTCCGCTGATTTAAGAAAAGAGTCCTAATAAAATTTATTTCTATAAAGCAAAGTATTTATAGAATAAAAATATAAATGGAATTCTTTGTCAAAAAAAACGCCACCTTACCGGTACTTAAACTTTCTGTGGTGAAAGATGGTCGCAGTGATTATAATAGTTTCATGAAAACTATTGAACTTTCGGCTATTTTCTTTTCCATGGTGGATATTGAAACGGGAATACCAAAAATAAGTTCAAGACCGGCAGGATTTGTTGAAAAGACTTTTTTGGACCCAAATGCTGAAACAGAATATTATATATATTATCAATTTACACCGATTGATACGAATAGGGTTGGTAGATATGAAGGTCAATTTATGTTAAGAAATGATGATGGTGTTTTAATCTTACCAATCAGGGAGAAATTATTTATAAATGTGCAAGAATCATTTATCGCAGATGACTTGGAATATAATTCTTGTTATACTTCAGAATTTCCATGTTGTGTTAATGGGCCTTATACGACAACAACAACTACGGCACCATGTCCAAGTTGTCCGACATGTCCTGAACCAACACCAACTCCAATACCAACGACAACCACAACAACATTTTTTCCAACGACAACAACAACCACATTTATACCTATAACAACAACCACGACATTTTATTAATATAGCATTTGACTAAACTATTTTAAGTTATTATATTTATAAGGGTAAGGTAAATGTCGTCTTGGTACGGCAGCTAATACACCACTTAAATTTTTAATTATGATTAGTCAAGAAGAAATTAAATCATTTCTTGAGGGTAATGACCCTGAAGAACACATCGTCTCAATTGAATTTGATTATGTAACAGATTCAATATTTAAAATCAAAGAAATTCCTGGAACTGGTAAAGTTATTAAAAAAGACACGTTTACTGCGTTTGCTTGGGTTGGAGACCTGAGAGGACTAAACTTTTACGAAACATCTAAAGACTTACAAAAACAAGCCATGACTAAGTATGGTATTGTGATTGACAGACTTGAAACCAAAGGTGACCAACGTTTAGAAAACGGGCTTAAATTTTTAGTAAAATCATTAAAAGGGTATAGAACTCTAATTCAGTTTTTTAGAGACGGAGGAATAGACCCTTGGTCTGAAAGGGCTAAAGATAAGATAATGGTGTTACCCCCCGTAGAACAATATCTTATACAAAGAGAGAAAAGATTATTCAAAGGATATGAAGAATACAATGACCTTACAAGGTTTGTATTCGACTTAGAAACGACCGCGTTGGAACCTAAAGACGGTCGTATATTCATGATAGGAATTAAAACAAATAAAGGGTTTAGAAAGGTTATTGAATGTTCAAATGAAGATGAGGAACGTAGAGGATTAGTTGAGTTTTTTAATATTCTTGATGATATAAAACCTTCTATTGTTGGTGGATATAACTCATTTAACTTCGACTGGTATTGGATTGTTGAAAGGTGTAAAGCTCTTAATTTAGATATTAAGAGAATATGTAAATCACTAAACCCTAAAAGAACAATTACTCAAAAAGATGGGATGTTAAAGTTGGCTAATGAGGTTGAGAAATACGTTCAAACAAGTATTTGGGGGTATAATGTTGTTGATATTATTCATTCCGTAAGAAGAGCTCAGGCAATTAATTCTTCTATTAAATCCGCAGGTTTGAAATACATTACACAATATATTGAAGCGGAAGCCCCTGACCGTGTTTATATTCCTCACGAAGACATTGGGTCTATGTATGCTAAAAAAGAAGAGTATTGGTTAAACATTCAAAACGGTATATACAAAAAGGCAAATAGACCTGAGTTTGATAATTTAGATACACGTTTCCCTGGTGCTTATATTAAAACAACTGGTGATGATATTGTTGAGAGATATCTTGACGATGACTTGGAGGAAACATTAGCGGTGGATGAGGAATTCAACCAAGGGACATTTTTGTTGGCATCAATGGTTCCAACAACATATGAGCGTGTAAGTACAATGGGTACCGCAACTCTGTGGAAAATGATTATGTTGGCGTGGAGTTACAAACACAAATTAGCTATTCCGCAAAAAGAAGAAAAGACTGAATTTGTTGGTGGGTTATCACGATTACTTAAAGTGGGTTATTCTAAAAATGTGTTAAAACTTGACTACTCGTCACTATACCCATCTATTCAGTTGGTTCACGATGTATTCCCTAAGTGTGACGTTTTAGGTGGAATGAAAGGTATGTTATCTTACTTCCGTAACGCTCGTATCATGTATAAAAACTTAGCGTCTGAGTGGTACGATAAAGATAAGAAGAAGTCACTTTCTTATGACCGTAAACAATTACCAATTAAAATCTTTATCAACTCGATGTTCGGTGCGTTATCAGCACCACAGGTATTTGCTTGGGGTGACATGTATATGGGTGAACAGATTACTTGCACAGGCCGTCAATATCTTCGTCAGATGATTAAGTTCTTTATGAAACGTGGATATACTCCTCTTGTGATGGATACGGATGGTGTAAACTTCTCTAAACCTGAAGGATGGGAGAATCGTCGTTATATCGGTAAAGGTTTAAACTGGAAGGTTAAAGCGGGTAAAGAATATACGGGTGATGACGCTGACGTTGCCGAATTCAACGACCTATTCATGAGAGGTGAAATGGCGTTAGATACTGATGGAACTTGGCCATCATGTATTAACTTGGCTCGTAAGAACTATGCGGTTATGGAAGCAAGTGGTAAAATTAAGCTTACGGGTAACACAATTAAATCTAAAAAACTACCATTGTACATTGAGGATTTCTTAGATAAAGGAATTAAACAATTACTTGAGGGTAAAGGACAAGACTTTGTTGAGTGGTATTATGAATACCTAACAAGAATCTTCAATAAAGATATCCCCTTACTTAAAATCGCTCAGAGAGCCAAAGTAAAATTGTCTTTGGACGACTATAGACACAGGTGTACACAAAAAACTAAAAGTGGTTCACTAATGAGTAGAATGGCTCACATGGAACTAGCAATACATCATAAATTAAATGTTCAATTAGGTGACGTGATTTATTATGTTAATAATGGTACAAGAGCGTCTCATGGAGACGTTCAAAAAGTTAATCGACCAAAAGCTGGATGGAATGATGAACAAATAAAATTATTTTTTTCAGATTCTAAAATTTCTAAAACATCCTTCAAAGAAAAGGAAGAGTTCCTACTCAAAAATGGTTGGGAACAATCTTGGTCTGATGATAATTGGGTACGTAGTAATTCAAAAAATAAGGAGGCTAATACTGGTATACCAACAGATGTTGCTTATAGACTAGCATCTACGGATTCGGTGATTCAACTTAATTGTTACAGAATTGACCCATCAGATTTAGAAAACAATCCTGATATGAAAGGTGATTATAATGTCCCTAGAGCAATCACAACGTTTAATAAAAGAATAGAACCTTTATTGGTTGTTTTCAAAGATGAGATACGAGAATCATTATTGGTGACCGACCCAGAACAAAGAGCATTCTTTACCAAAGAACAATGTGAACTTATTAATGGTAAACCATTTAAAGATGGTGACCAAGATAGATTACAAGAAGATGTTTTGGATATTAGTGAAGGTGAGTTGAGATATTGGGAGAAACGAGGGTTAGACCCTAACTACATTTATGATTTAGCTGAGCCAGGGTGGGAAGAATATGTTATTTAATCCATCTTGATACCGTCAGATGACATAATATACCAACCACCATCAATCTTTTGTAGTTCAACACACGCCCCTTTACCAATAATTAATTCGTCATAATTTTCATCGATTTTAGAATTGGTTGGTCTTATAGTTGTGTTGGTTAAAGATTTTATTGTTACAAAATCATTACTATTTTCATTTAAAAAAATGGTTGCCGATTCATTAGTTTTAACTAACAACAAGTCTTCGTTGTTTACAGTAAACTGTTGAGTGTAAACAACTTTGGTAATATTGGTTACTGGCTCAATTTTTCTTATCTTACTTAAAGTTTCCAAGTCTAGTAAATAATTTTTATCACTAACTTGTTTTCTTCCTAAATTTCTTCTAAACGACATATTAAATTACATATATTTGACGAGGCATTGCTCTAAACTTAAGTTGTTTATTTAAATTTTCGGCTAATAACGCTTCTCTTTCCATAACCTTATCAGGTTTTAATCTAGCTAGTGTACCTTCAGCACCTATTAATTCCTCAACTAATTTTAGTTTTTCATCTTTACCTTCAGTTAATAAACTTTGATAATCCACAGTTAATTCACTATCAGGGGTTTTTATATTACCACTAAATTTACCTCTAACACGACCTAAAGTTTCTTTACATGTTGCAATAAAATATCTTCTAACCCATTGTTGTGCAGGATTATTTAAATCAACCCAAGATATTTTATCAAAAGGAACATCTGAAGGTAATTTAATGATATCAGGATTATCTTTTAAACATTTATCTCTATCATCAGGACCAACATCATAATACCAATACCAAACTTTACCTCTCATTAATGTTGCATTACCAAAATCAAACTTACCACCAGGTGTATTCATCAAGTGAATTCCTTTTTTACCATCAGGTAACGCGGTTACACGATATGTTAAATCACCTGCAATAATTCTTCTCTGAATATTAATCTCTTGCATTCTCAACAACATATCAAATGCGGGCATCATAAAGTATGAACCTGAATAACCCATTTGAGAATACCCCGCTGGACCACCAAGACCAGCTCCACCCAAAGCTCCAAAAGTCCAAGGGTCAAATAATAAATTATTTAACTCAGATGGTGTAAACCATAACAATTCGTTTAACTCTCTACCCGCAGGTATTTCGTAAATTTGTTGGTTTGGTACCAATTGTATGTAATCCTTTTTAAGTTCCCAATCACCACCAGCTTGTAATCCAACTATTTTAGAGTAAGCGTAAGTGTAACGAGTTTCAAAATCCAAACTTTTTGTTAAGAAGGCCCTTGATAATGATTGTGTGTCTAAATTTAGATTCCACAAACTGGTCCATTGCGATTCTATTAACCAATTTTGAATATATTGTGAATAATCGTCTATAGCGAATTCTAATAAAGAATCCATTTGTTCATCCTCAAGTTCGACTGACCTAAGAGGTGCACCTAAAATGTGTCTAACTTTTTTATATAGAGCCTCTCTTTCGTTTTGTGGTATAATAGCCATAATATCTTTTCTATATAAATATTATGATAGAGTATAAATTAAATCTTTTTCAGGAAAAACATAATCACCACCAACAATCTTGGTGTTGTAATTTTTAAATATTAAAACTTCTTTATTATTTTTTGTAAAGATTAACCAGTCTGTTGTATATTTTTTAACATTTGCGGAACCATAAACAAATAACTTACCATCAATTTTTTTAAATGAAGAAAATGGTTTTATTTGACAGGTTATTTTTTTACCTTTAAGTATTATTTCACAATCAATACCACCTATCATATCCGCCTTACTACCTAACTTACCAACAGGAATTACATTTTCCTCACCAAATTTTTTCTTTAATATTTTAATAGTTTCATCTTCTCTTTTTTGACCCCAACTATCTGTTTGTGTCAATACTCTCATTATGTTTTGAAATGTTGATGATGCTCTATTAAAAATTCTGAATTTGTAATCATCAATAAGTTTTACAAATTTTTTAGTTTGTATTAATTGTTCTTTTGGAGTTAAACCAATAATTTTAATTTCTTCTTTACCACCATGTTTTAATACTTGATTAATATCATTCAATAAAATACAAAAACAACTGTAATTGGTGTTTAATTTATTTATAACGGAACGACCTTCTTTTTCTAAATCATAAACACCAGCAGTTTCACCCTTTTCATATTCATTAACACCAAAATAGTTTTCATTAAAAACTTCTTTTAATATTTTATTAATTGCGTCTTTAAAAGTGTGTTTTATAATTGGGTTTACATTAAAAACAAATCTTATCGCTTCAGTTTCTTCTTTACTACATCTTTCGGATTTTCCTTCAGATAATACAGATTTTAATTGTACGGTTTCATTCAATTTGGATTCTATTTTCATCGTGTATAATTTATTAACAAAATCCCAATTTACACACTTCCAAAAGTTTTTAATGTATTCATCTCTTTTGTTTCTGTATTTTAAATAATATGCGTGTTCCCATAAGTCTAATCCCAACAAAGGATAACCACCATCTTCAATAACGTTCATAAGAGGATTGTCTTGATTTGGTGTTGATACCACTTTTAATCTGTTTGTTTTAGTCAAGACCAACCAAACCCATCCTGAACCAAATCTTTCTTTAGCAATTTCCTCAAATTTTTGTTTAAAATTTCTATAGGTTTTAAAATCTTTTTTAATTTTTTCTAAAACATCCCCATTGGGTTCTTGTGTTTTAGGTGATAACATTTTCCAAAATAACGCGTGATTAAAAGCACCACCAGCATTATTTCTGATTGTTTTATCAAATCTACTAATTGATTTTATAATATCTTCAAGTTCTAAATCACCGTATTTTTTCTTACTAAGAGCCGAATTTAATTTGTCTACATAACCTTTATAATGTTTATTATAATGGTAATTCATTGTTTCAGCATCAATAAATTGTTTTAGTGCTGAATAGGCGTAAGGTAGTTTTTCAATACCTATTTTTTTCATTTCATTTAGGAATAATTTTTGGTTTTCTTTTTTTTCAACCTCTAAAATTTGTTCCTTAATGATTTCTACTTTGTTTTCTATGTTTTTCATTTGGCTTATTTTAATAATAAATAAGCTGAAATATCAAATTATCTTCTTTGATTAATTCTGTTCATCATTTCCTCAATAAAATCACCCCTATCTAAGTTGTCCCCCATAACCGTCTCAAAAATATTTTTCTTTTTTATTAGTATATCATAGATAGCACCCTCAATCGTATTTTCAAATATCGGGTAGTAAATTGAAACATTTGATTTTTGTCCGTACCTATAAGCCCTGTCTTCAGCTTGAGAGTGGTCTGAAGGTACAAATGATAAATCATTCATAATAACAGCTTCCGCTGCGGTTAATGTTAACCCAACCCCTGCAGCTTTTAAGTTTCCAACAAACACTTTTATTTTATCGTTTTCTTGAAATTGGTCAACCGCGTATTGTCTTTGTGGTTTAGATGTTGAACCATCCAATCTAACGGCTTGTTTACCAAAATGGTCGGCAATTTTATTTAAACTATCTGTAAAGTTTGTGAAGATAATAACTTTTTTATCTTGTTCAATAATATTCTCAGCTAATTCAATTGTATTATTTATTTTCTCGTCAGCAATAACTTGTCTAACTTTCATTAGTTTACTAAACTGAACCGTTAATGAAGACGACTCTTCTTGTTTATTTTCGTACCAATCATAGTACTCACCCATTAATCCTTCATAAAGTTTTGATTTAAGTCTTAAATAAACAGGTGAAATTATTTTATCAGGTAAATCTAAAACATCTGTTTTTAATCTTCTTAAAACTTGTCTTGATGTTCTATCTCTTAATTCTTCTAAATTAGATGCCCCTGTAACATTCCAAACCTTTCTTTTACCCGCATTAAATTGATAACCTTGACAATATCTTATGGCGTAAGCCATCCAATTCTGAGCGACAGGACTTTCAATTAAATTAAGAAGATTAAAGTAATTCATGGGTCGTGAAGTCATTGGGGTTCCCGTTAACAACCAAAGTCTTTTTGCGTTTTTAGAAAAACTATTAACTAATTTAGTTCTTTGTGCTTGTCCGTTTTGTATGTAATGAGCCTCATCAATGATTATTAAATCAAAATTACCTTTTGTAATTAAAGAATTTTCTTTGTCTTTTATATCATAAAAGTTTTTAAGAATGTCATAATTCACTATTACAAAGTCGTGTTCTATTGAAAAGTTTTTACCTTCCGCAATATAAACACTCCTATCTGTGTAATTTTCAATTTCTCTCTGCCAGTTTATTTTTAAAGATGCTGGACAAATTATTAAAACTTTTTTTATTCCTGTTTCTAAAGCGGCAATAATTGTTGAAGTTGTTTTTCCAAGACCCATATCATCCGCCAATATAAATCTTTTAGAACCAACTAAACACTCAATAGCTTCTTTTTGATGTAATAGTGGAGGTCTATGTTCGTATTTAGAATAATCAATATTAACTTTTTCTACGGTATGTGTTTTTAATAATGCTCCTTTAGGTAACCAAAAATCAACCAAAGAATCATTTTCCATAAATTTACCCCAAATGTGATAACTCTTATCCTTCTCAACTAAAAGTTTTTCAACATATACATTAGTCGGAATAGTTGTTAAAAGTTTTTCGTCTGCAATTTTTTTAGCAAAGTAGGGGTCTAATTCGACCCATTTTTTTGCTATTTTTGGGACAACATTGTTATATGAAATTATATAATCAGATTGAGCCCTAGTTGGATAAAACTTTTTATTGTTATCTTTTTGTTTCTTTAATTTGATTATATAGTTATTTGCACCTGAATAATTATCAAGTATTTCAAGAGCTCTAACCTCGAGTAATGATTTAGTATTTCCTGTTATATTTTCCAAAAGATAAACCTTAATTAGAATAATAATAATTTTTTTGATATTTATCAATATGTCAGAGAATAAAGTGCCTATAACACGAATTGGTAAATTCTTCGGTTATGAAGATTATAATCTTGACCTATCTATGGGTGAGGAATGGTTGTATAATGATATGAATTTTACTTTGGTTTTATATAGAGTTGATAGATACAAAACAAAAACTGACGATGTTTATGGTGAAACAGTAGAAGACGGGATTAAATTTTTACCCCCTATTGAGTTTAAAGCTTATGTCCAAGTAATGGCACCTGAAAATAAATATCTAGGAAATTCAAGAATAGAACAATTTGAGCCTGGTAATATTAGAATATCAGTATATCAAAGACATTTAGATGAATTGAACATTGATATAAATTATGGTGATTACATTGGGTATTATGAAACTGAGGATAGGGTAAGGTATTATACGGTAAATAATGATGGTAGGGTTGTTTCAGATAATAAACATACATATGCAGGTTTTAAACCATATTATAGAACTATAATGGCGTCTGCGGTGGTAAATAATGAATTTAGAGGATTATGAAAATAATAATAACCGAATCTCAAATAGAAGTGGTAAGACGATTGTATGAAATTGGGGAAATTATTAATGAAGTAATTACACAACTTAACAATGATATAAAGAATGGGGGGTCAGGTAATAAACCTGACAACTTTGGAGTATATGAAAATTGGGTAGTTAATAGAGTTTCAAGATATTTTAAAAATAAAAACCCTAATATTGATTATGATAGAATAGATTTTTTAATGTTAGTTTCAGGTCAGTTTAATGGAGAACTTAGGAAAGGTTTTAATAAGGTCAGAAAGAAAAAATGAAAATAGTTTTAACAGAAAATCAAATTTATAGTTTATTAGAAAAAATTTCTAATCAAGAAGTTATTTGTGATAATTGTGGTTGGTCTTGGAACCTTTCAGAGGGTGGTGATGACCCATACACTTGTCACAAGTGTGGTCATGATAATGCGGAAGATGAATTTATCGGTAAACGAGTTATGGTTTATTATAATTTACGCAAACATACTTTTTCAGTAACCTATAAGAGTAAGGTTATATTACACGCCGATTATGTTAAACTTGGTGATGTTGAATTTAGAGTTAGAAAAGGCGGAAAGGAAAAAGTTAGAGTTGAGAAAAGTAAAAATGTTCACGCGTTTGTTATCGGTAATTTATTAGATTATTGTCAATATCCTTGTGATAATATACCATCAGAACCTAATGATAATATTGTAACATATAATCCATACAAATACGATAGTTTTGTTTATAAAAATACTGAAGAGCCAGTTTATAACGCAAAAGAGGTTGAGATGATTAACTTAAAAAATAAATTATTTGTTATAAATGAAATTAAATCATCAATTTTAAGAGAGGCTGAAGAAGAACCAACAAAGTACACCTACACAACACTTGGGCTTTATGATAAGTGGGGAATTAAAAGATATTATTTTAATAAAGTTTTACCTGTTGTTGATGATTCGCCAATACCTAATAAAATAAAAATTTTTGGTAGTGATGGTGATTTTATTTTAAATAAAGAAAACGTTAAAATAGATTATTTAAATAAAAAAATACATGTTGACAAAAAATATTTTGATTTAGTTTATCCAAATTTTAAATTTAAGTCTACTGAAAAATTATCCGAAAAGATTGGAATAACTTCGTCTAATGTTAGAGAGGCTTTAAAACAGGCATTCCCTAATGAATGGGAAGATGAAACACCCGAATTTACCGCAGGATTAAGGGGTATTTACACAATAGGTGAAAAATTAGGAACCGATGAAGATTGGTCAATTATGAATTACTTTGATACTAAAGATGAAATTCATTCATTAATTTATTTGAAATATTTTGATTATTTAAAAGAAAATCCTGACAAAGAAATTAATGATATTGTTTCTTGGATGGCCGAGTTATTTACAACTGATATTGATTTTACAAATTTATTAGTAGATAGACAATGGTCATCAATTGAAAGTGGATTAAATCTTGAAAGATATTCAATAGATAATTTTATAGATAAAATAGGGACTAGTGATGTTAAATATTATCCACACGGTTCTAAGATGGATAGATGGTTTAGTGTTGATGTAACAGTAAATAACACTAATTTTCAAATAAAACCTTTAACCTTATTTAAGAAAGAAAACGATGAGTATATTGTGGGTACTTATGGTATGACGGATTATAAATCAAAAAAGAAGGTTGATAAAATAGCTTTTGTAAATTTTAGTAAATGTATAATAATTGATAATAAAGATTATAAAGTACTTTCTAAAACCAAAGTTTCATTTAAACAAAAACCACAAATAATTAACTAATATGCCGTTACCTAAAAAAATAAAAAAACATATGCCTTTAACTTCTTCAAAGACTTTATTTGCTAGAAGGGAAGAACTTGTTGATAAAATTAATAAGGATGGGACATACCTTCCCAAATCATTATTACATGCTGATTTGGACAAAGGATTTTTGGATTTTGTAAAAGAAGATTTAAAAACTGTTGTTACGGGTAAAGTAATACCAATGGTTGATATTATTGTTACAACACAAAATTGGTCTCAATTTACAGAGACTTGGAATTTTCAAAATATAGATAAAAATGTTGAACCACCATTTATTACTGTGGTAAGAGTTCCCGAAGTAAAATTTGGAACTAATCCCGCGTTACTTTATAACATACCAAATAGAAGACAATATTTTTATGCTCAAGTTCCAACGTGGGACGGACAACGACATGGAATGGATATTTACAAAATACCACAACCTGTACCTGTTGATATAACTTATCAAGTTAAAATCATTTGTAACAGAATGAGAGAATTAAATCAATTTAATAAAGTTGTTTTAGAAAAGTTTGCATCGAGACAAGCGTATGCCGTTATTAAAGGACATTATGTTCCAATAATTATGGATAACATTTCAGACGAATCTGTGATGGAATTAGAAAAAAGAAAATACTACATACAAAACTATGGGTTTACTATGTTAGGATTTTTAATGGATGAGGATGAGTTTGAAGTTTCACCAGCCGTTTCAAGAGTTTTACAGGTAGTTGAATTTGAACAAGGTACAACTAAAAAACAAAAAAAGAATTTGGTTGATAATAAAAAGGTCTCAAGTGATGCAATATTTGTTGTGGGTAATAATACAGTAACACAACTATTTGATTATACGACCGATATATCTGTAGGAGAAACATTAAACATTGATAGTTTTGATGTTTTTATTAATAATGATTATTATGGTTCTGATATTAGTGAAATACAATTAAACACTAATGACGTTTTAAGATTAGTTGTTACCAAAACTGATAACACTCAAGAAAGTAAAATTAACCTAATTAATTTGGTGATTTAATCTTCACCATATATATCAGGTTTATCCTTACATTTTTCAATAATTAATTTCTCTAAAAACTTATACATCTTGAATCCCCTCTTTTCACAATATGTTTTTAATATATCGTGAACTTCAACTGAAATCTTTAAGTTTTTTATTTTCTTTTCGTTTTGTTTCATGGTAGAAAAAAGGTAGAAAATAATCTGCCTAATTTATAAATACTTCGTATAATGTAAAGTATTTTGGTTTTTTAATTGATATTTATTTAAAAAATAAAATAAAACAAGAAAACAAAAAGACTAATGGCAACAAACAGTAAAGTATTCGTATCACCTGGTGTGTATACCTCTGAAGTAGACTTAAGTTTTGTAGCTCAAAGTGTTGGGGTAACAACATTAGGTATTGTTGGTGAAACTTTAAAAGGACCAGCATTTGAACCTATATTTATCACAAACTTTGATGAATTTTCTACTTACTTTGGAGATACTTCACCAGAAAAATTTATCAACACTCAAATCCCTAAGTATGAGGCGGCTTACATAGCCAAGGCTTATTTACAACAATCAAATCAATTGTTTGTAACTAGAATATTAGGATTATCAGGTTACGATGCGGGTCCATCGTGGACAATAACAACAAAGGCGAATGTAGACCCATTAACAATAGATTTTTATTGTGAAGACCCAGTTATTGTAAACTGTGAACCAGATTGTAATGACTTTTTAACTATTGATTTCGCAATAGACTTTTCGGGTTGTACTAACAGTATAGACTCTATTGAGTTTTTAGACCCAACACAAATACCAACTGTAATTGCGAATAGAATTGATATTCCTTATGAATTGTTTGATGGTAGTACTTCTACATTGAGAACAAACATGGAAGACCAAATTTTTGACATTTTAAATGACACTAATTTGGAAAACACATCAATTTATTATTATGGTGCAATTTCAGGAGATACCTACAGTGGTTTTAGTCCTGTGTTCACCGCAGAAACTAATGTGTTTGGTGTTAACAGTGTTGATGCTTCAGTAATTGATTATTCGGCACCTCAAAACGACCCTTGGTATTATGCATTATTTGATAATTTAGGTAATGCTGCTTATACAGGATATTCATTTTGGAGTGTTGTTACAGGTTTAACTTTAACACCACCAACAACTACGACAACCACAACATCAACAGGTACTACAACAACCACAACAACTAATCCTTGTGTGACACCAACACCAACAAGTACAACAACTACGACTACCGCAGCTCCTGTTAATTGTTATACAGGTACTTTAATCGGTAGGATTTATGTGTTCTCAGGAACCGCATATACTGATTATGATGATTTGGTAATTGCAACTCTTCGTTCAAGAGGTATTGCAACTTACAGTTCAGACAATGGTCCAGTATATGAAGTATCAGGTTTGACAGATGTTATTATGGACTGTACAGGTCAATATTCAGGTGTAACTAAAAACCCATATGCAACCTTTGGTTTAAATGTAACAAATAAAAATGGTGAGAATTTCTTCTTTGAAACATCTTTCCAAAACTCAGACCCTGAATACTTACCTAAAGTTTTCGGTTCATCAAATTTTGCAAAACCAAGAACGGTTGTTCCATTATTTGTTGAGGAAAGATTCCAAGCTCTTTTAAACTACGGTTGGAGAAAAGGATTCATCAGAGGTTTAAATTGTGATTTAACAGCGTTACCTAACGCAAGACAAGGTAATGACCCAACGTCAATTGCTTGGTATTTAGAACAATATCAATCACCAACATCACCTTGGGTCGTATCTGAATTAAGAGGTAACAAAGTTTACAACTTATTTAAATTTACAACAATCGCTGATGGAGATGATGCAAATACTGAAGTTAAATTATCAATTTCTAATATTTCATTTAATAACGGAACATTTGATGTTTTAGTTAGAGATTTCTTTGATTCAGACTCAAACCCAGTTGTTTTAGAGAAATTCACAAATTGTAATATGAACCCTAACGATAACGCGTTTATCGCTAAAAAAATTGGTACTACTGATGGTGAATACCAACTAAACTCTAAATATATTATGATTGAAATCAATGAGGATGCACCTATAGATGCGTTACCTTGTGGATTCTTAGGATTTAATTTTAGAGAATATGCGGGTGTTAGACCTCCATTCCCAATTATTAAAACTAAATATGATTTCCCTGGTGAAGTAATTTATAACCCACCGTTTGGATTATCATCAGGTGCAGATGACGTTACAAGAAGTAATGGTGATAATGTTCGTAGAACCTACTTGGGTATTTCAGATACTATAGGTATTGACGTTGATTACTATTCTTATAAGGGTAAACAATTACCGTTAGACATATGTTCTGACTCAACAGGTGAGGATTGGGCGTTTAGAAGTAGAGGTTTCCATATGGACATTAATGCTAGTGCAATCACAATCCCTAATGCGTTTGTAACTAGTGGTACACCAGCGTTTTATGTTGGTAGTGCACCTTTCACTTCAGACCCTGATAACGAAGATAATCCATACTACAGAATATTCGCTCGTAAATTTAGTTTATTGTGTCAAGGTGGTTTTGACGGATGGGACATCTATAGAGAATACAGAACTAACCAAGATAGATTTAAATTAGGTAGAAATGGATACTTGAACGGAGCTTGTCCTTCAATCAAATACCCAACAGCAACAGGATGGGGGGCATTTAAACAAATTACTGTTGGCGACAACACTCAAGATTATGCAAATACTGACTATTACGCTTATCTTTTAGGTCAAAGAACATTTGCTAACCCTGAGGCGGTAAACATTAACGTGTTCGTAACACCAGGTATTGACTATGTAAACCATTCAGACTTGGTTGAAAGTGCAATTGATATGGTTGAGAATGATAGAGCAGACTCTTTATATATCTGTACAACACCTGACTACAACATGTTTGTACCATCAACTCAAGGTAATCTTGATTTAATTTATCCACAAGAAGCGGTAGATAATTTAGAAACAACAGGTATTGATTCTAACTACACCGCAACTTACTACCCTTGGGTATTGACTCGTGACAGTGTTAATAATACTCAAATTTACATACCAGCAACT